GCGGTCTTCTTTCACCACCAAACGACTCGATAAAGCATGAATAGGCCTAAAGAGGACTCAGAAGGTACAGAGAAGCCTCAAAAGGTCTCAGATAGCCCTACATCGGCTACCGAGAGAACTACAGGACTCTATTTAGGCTCTCCGACTCCCAGAATCCACTCTAAACTCTTAGAATTACCGTCTCGCGGACAGGATCTAATCGATTTCGCCGATTCCATCAAGCTTCCGCTTCTCCCTTGGCAGCGATGGGTCGCGATGGAAGCTCATCGCTATAAGGCCGATGGTCGCTGGGCGCACCCGCTCGTTACTGTCGTCGTAGCGCGCCAGAATGGTAAGACTACGCTCATGAAGATTCGCGCTCTGGCTGGTCTCTTTTTATGGCAAGACGGACTACAGATCGGAACAGCTCATCGACTTACGACATCGCTGGAGACCTTTAGAGATCTCGTTAACATCATCGAAGAGAACGAACATCTAGCCAGACAAGTAAAGCGAATCCGCTGGGCGCATGGATCAGAAGAGATCGAGCTTAAATCCGAGTTCGGCGGCGGGCGGTACATGGTTAAAGCTGGCGGTTCAGCTGCTCGCGGTATTTCCAAGCCCGAGACCGTTTTCGTCGATGAGACCCGAGAGCTTAAAGACGAATCGACGTGGGCTTCTCTGCGTTACACAATGATGGCCGCTAAATCGCCGCAGCTCTGGACGCTATCGAATGCTGGAGATCAGCATTCCATCGTTCTTAATCAGCTGCGCGAGCGTGGAATGTCCGCAGCTAAAGGCGACGACATCGCTTACTATGAATGGTCATCTAATTACGAAAAGATCGACGATTCGCCCGCGTTCTGGAAAGGCGCGGCGATGGCTAACCCAGCACTTGGCCACACTATCCACATCGATAACATTCGGGCCGTTCTTAACGATCCGCCAGATGTCGTAAAGACAGAAGTTCTCTGTAGATGGGTCGCCACGATCTCGGCAGCTATTCCCGCCGAAGAATGGAATCAGTGTGGAGAAGAAGGCTTGGAACTTGATCCAGAGAAGACGACTTGGCTCGGGATCGACGTGAGTCCGAATCGTCGCGACGCCGCATTAGTGGCCGCCCAACAAATCGACGACGAGCGATTCTTCGTCAAACTTTTACACACTTGGCATAACCCGATTAACTTAGACGATAAAGCGATCGCGAACGACATCGCGCCTTATGTAAAGCAGTATCCAGTCGAGACGGTCGCGTATTCTAAAAGGACGGCTTCTGCTATAGCTGCGCGGTTAGTTCCAGCGGGTATCCCGATCTCGGACATCGACGGCGCACTGTATGGCCAAGCTTGCGACGAATTGTTAGGAGCGATCACATCGAAAAGATTACGGCACGACCCGAAACAGACAGAGTTATCCAAGCAGATCTTATCAGCTGCGAGACTTCCGTTCGGAGATGGTGGCTGGACTATCGGGCGGAGAGCTTCTCAGTCGACTGTCTGCGCGACGGTTGCGACTGCACTCGTCACGCATTACGCGACACGCCCGCCGATGGATCTTGACATCATGGTCGGATAGCGGTATCGCACTCTCGTAGAATTGCGGCATGGGATTATTCGATCTATTCGTTCCGAAGGTTAACGCTGCGTCTCCAGCTTCTATCAGTATCGACGCGGCGGAATCGCTGTATCCAGTTAATACTCTTAACTCTCTCGGCGGCTATTACTTCATGGGTAATCAAACCGCTACTCGTACGGAAGCGATGGGCGTTCCAGCTCTAGCTCGCGCGCGTAACATAATCTGCACGACTATCGGATCTTTCGGTATGCACACTCGCAACATCGCAACAGGCGAAAGAGTGCAACAGCCGCGCGTCATCAATCAGCCAGATCCGCGAATCGCTGGCTCTGCGTTCTGGTCATGGTTGGCTGAAGACATTCTGTTCTATGGTTACGGCTACGCGCGTGTTATGCAACGCTATGCGGATACTGGTCGTATTCAGGCCATGGAAAGAATCGATCCTCTTCGGGTAACTGTTACTACTAACGGCAACGGAACAGAGATCGACGCTTATGCAGTCGATGGCCTTTACATTGATCCAAGCGAATTAGTCGTCTTTACTGGACTCGATGAAGGAATCTTAAATCGCGCTGGCCGCACTATCCGCGCAGCTTCGGCGTTAGAAAAAACAGCTTATGACTTCGCAATAGATCCAAACCCACAGACAATCTTAAAGAACTCTGGCGTAGCACTTCCAAAAGATCGCGTAGCTGCGTTAGTTGCAGCATTTAAGAATCGTACTTCTAAAGCTGTTACATTCTTAAACGGAGACGTATCGATCGAGACTGTCGGTTATGATCCTAAGAACTTACAGCTTAACGAAGCGCGCGGCTACTTAGCCCTGGAGTTATGTCGCGCTGCCGGTCTTCCAGCTTACTTCGCAAGTGCAGAGCCGAACAGCTTTACTTACTCGAACGCACTAAGCGAACGTCGTTCACTAATTGATTATTCGCTTCGTCCGCTTATGACAGCGATCGAACAGCGAATGTCTTTATCGGACTTTACGCCCTTGGGTCAGGACGTGAAGTTCGATCTAGACGATTTCTTACGCGGTAATCCACTAGAGCGCGCGCAGGTTTACGAAATCCTAAATCGAATCGGTGCTATGTCGATCGATGAAATACGAGAAGAAGAGGATCTACTTCTATGAAAATCACTACACCAATGAACATTACAGCGGCAGATTCTAACTCGCGCACTATTAGCGGACGAATCGTCGCATTCGAGGAAGAAGCTAACGCTTCTACTGGGAAGGTCGTATTCGCAAAAGGATCGATCGCTCCAGCTTCCGTAAAATTAAACTTGGAACACGATCGCACTCGTCCAATCGGTAGAACTATGGATATGACAGTAAACGAAGATTCGATCGACGCAGTGTTTAAGATTACTAACACGACAGCGGGAACAGACGCGCTCGTCGAAGCGATGGAAGGTCTACGCGATGGATTCTCTATCGAATTAGCAGTCGACGATTACATCATGCAGAAGGACGGCACTATGCGCGTCCTAGCTGGAGAATTAACAGGCGTCGCACTTGTAACAGAGCCAGCGGTTCGTTCGGCTCGCGTTAGCGAAGTCGCTGCAACAGAAGGCGAAGAAGTCGCCGAAGAACTTTCCGATTCCACAGTGGAAGAGGAAGTAACACCAACAACAGAAGGAGACGAAGTGGACAACACCGTCACAAACGCGGAAACCGTCGAGACGGTCGAAGCTGCTCAGTCAACAACAGCCGCAGCGAAGCCAATCGTAGGCGGATCATTCACCAAGCCACGCTTAGAGTTTACAGCTGCTAAGTACGTGGAAAACACAATTCGCGCAGCGATGGGCGACGATCAAGCTCGCCAGTACGTTCTCGCAGCCGATAACACTACAGATAACGCAGGTCTTGTTCCTACTCGCCAGATGGCAGAAGTAGTTAACGGACTTGGAACTCTTATCCGTCCATCAATCGACGCAATTACTCGCGGAACACTTCCAGACGCGGGCATGAGCTTCGAGATTCCTAAGATTACACAGATGCCAACAGTGGCAGTTACAGCCGAAGAAGCTGCTCCATCAGATACAGATCAGAACGCCGCGTTCATTACAGTGGACGTAAAAAAGTTCAGTGGCTCCCAGACATTTTCTGTAGAGCTACTCGATCGCACGTCTCCAGCATTCTTTGATGAACTTATCCGTAACATGGCAGCTGCCAAGGCTAAGGCCGAGAATAAGTACGCCTACGATCAGATCTACGCAGGTGCTACAGGTGACGCAACTACTACAGTTACTTATCCAACAGCTGCCGAGCTTCTTGGAATCGTATCTCGCGGAGCTGCTTCCATTTATGGAGCTACAGCTGGTCTACCCAACGGATTCGCTCGTAGCATGATCGTGGGAACTGGACAGTGGGCTAACCTAATGTCACTCAACGACAGCGGGCGTCCGATCTATAACGCTTCACAGCCACAGAATGCGGGCGGCGTAGTTCGTCCAGATTCACTTCGTGGAACTGTTGCAGGACTTGATCTATTCGTAGATCCAGCTGCTCCAGCTACAGACGTCGACGGTTCTATCTTGTTAGTTAACCCAGACGCGTTCACATGGTACGAAGGCCCTACTTTCCGCCTACGCGCGGACGTAATCGCCACAGGCCAGATCACAGTCGGTTATTACGGTTATGGCGCAATCGCGAAAAAGATCGTCGCTGGCGCATTCCACAATAACAAGGCTTAATCTAAATAAATCGATCATCGCCTAGTTCGCTCCCGAGCTAGGCGAGCAGTAGAAGGGAAGGGCTAATGCCTAACATCATTACAGCTTCGCAGCTAAGATCCGTCTTAGGTGTTAGCTCTTCTCTCTACGACGACGCTTACTTAAACGACATAATCGACACCGCAGAACAGGCGATTCTCCCGCTGCTTATTCAGAACTCGACAGCTGTAATCGAGTACGAGCTAGACGATAATAAAGCTACGTTCTACACGCGACGCATTCACACTTTCGTCGTAGGGCAGTCCATCGTCGTAACTGGTCTTCCAGCTCCATTTACAGCCACTCACACTCTTACAGAAGTTACCGATTATTACTTCTGTGCTGCATTGACAAGCGCAGACGTAACACGTCGCCAGATCATTCCAAACGGAACGGCAACTCTTAGCGGCTATTCAGCTGCGACTCTCTACGTCGGTAACTCATCGATCGAGTCCGCGATTTACGCCGTATCTATCGAAGTCTTCCAATCTCGCACAGCTGCGGGCGGTCAGATCGAAGGTCTAGACTTCGCTTCGAGTCCTTATCGCATGGGGCGCAGCTTGTTAAATCGCGTCGTGGGCCTCTTAGGCAATTACATCGACGTCGACACGATGGTCGGATAATGCCAGCCAGCTCGATTTTAACTAGCGTCCGAACTCCATTAAAGACAGCGATCCAAGGAGTAGCGGCTAACACTTACGACTCAGTTCCAGAGTCGCCCATCGTTCCGTTCGCGGCAGTCGTCCCGAACACGCCCTACCTAGAGC